CCCGCCTCTTTCGCGGCGGAACTCAGCAGTTTCTCGGCCGATTTGAGATCTTCGCGAGTTTCGATACGGAGCACGCTGGTTGAATCGATTGCAGACTGAATGATCGCTTCCGCAAATGCCGACAGCGCTATCTTTACCCTCTGCACCTCAGGCTTTTTATCGTCTGCAAAGGTGGAAATCAGAAAACAGGCGAACCTATTCAGCTTAAAGTCCACCAGGCGGCCATCTTCACCTCGAACTTGCTCAAACGCTTCGGAGACGTCCAGATCAAGCTTTGCACACGATACCATGGCCCTATTTATGACCTTTCTGAAGGTCTCCCATGAGCTATACCCCAAACGATGCATGAACTCCTTGGCGAGCCAATAACGTCTGCCATTTTGATGGCTACAGGTCTCAAGGATTTCGATCTCAGTATTGGAGTCAACAGATTCCGTCATCTTCTTCTCCGATGTCCAACAAGTAATGTTCATTTTGACACAGCGCCTGAGGTCGGGCATACTTGTCCTGCCCCGTGAAAGCGACGGGGACGGGATTGGCGTCCCGAACTCAAAGGCGTTCAGTCGCCGATCGTTTGTCGAGCGGCTTTTTTATTGGCTGAACGAGATGGGTACGTGTTCCACATACCCATCGGCAAGTCTCCGTTTATGGGACGGACTTGCGGGGCATCGAAAGATGCGCTGGTACCTTTGAGCCAGTCCGCCAACCCGCAAGTCCTGCCCACCATTCAAGCAAATAGGTTTTATGTCCATCAAGCTACACCCGGATCAAGGAGAAATCCTTATTTGCGATTTTTCGGGAACCATTCCTCCTGAGATCTGTAAAAAACGGCCTGTAGTTGTATTGACGCCTCGGTTGCGAAGAGTCAATCGTCTTCTAACGGTTGTTCCTCTGAGCACCACCGCCCCTAGTCCCGTACAACTCTGGCACACTCGGGTTGTAGTAAATTTGCCAAGCCCCTATAACTCGCCTCTTGTTTGGGTTAAGGGGGACTCACTAATGACTGTCTCGTACGACAGACTCTCGCCATTGCGCGCAGGAAAAGATCAATACGGTAAACGTATTTATCCTCGTGTTGTGTTAGATACCGATTCCATGCACAAAGTTTGGGACTGCGTTTTGCACGGTTTGGGGCGAACAGATCTTGTTCGTCTCCAAGAATCGCAGGATAAAGAAAAGCCGCAACGAGAAAACCTTGGTGCAAAAGCCTCTGATTGACAGATATCCGATCTTTGAGTAGAGTACTAATCGTCTCCCGCTCTGAGCTTTTTGCTCATCGGGCTCAAGTCCATTCTCTTAAATGAGATGGCCTCTGCGGAGTCGAGATTGCAATCGCCCGCAGCGATATTTCAGCCCCGTTGGTGAAAGCCTTCGGGGCTTTGCTTTTTGACACGCGCCTCCAGATCGAGTACTCTTCCCGTGTCAGCGCGAAATCGGCGCTGATCGGGATTGGCGTCCCGAAATGCATAGGCGCTCAGCGCCGATCGTTCTTACGAGCGGCTTTTTTATTGAGCGCAAAGGGTGTAACTCGCGGTTACCCCCTTGCAAGCCTCTGATTTACGGCGGGGCTTGCGGGCCTCTCACGAGGGCCGGCTCCTATGCATCGGTACGCCAACCCGCAAGCTCTGCCGCCACGATTGGCGTCGTGCGGCAGGTCCACAACCTGCATAGGAGGCTTTCATGCAAGCCCTCAGCTTCTCGTTCGAGAACAACGCCGTGCGCACGCTCGGCACACCCGAAACCCCGCTTTTCGTCGCTCTGGACGTTTGCGGCGCCCTCGGTCACACCAATCCGCGAAAGGCCATCAAGGACCACGTCGACCCCGAAGACCTGATCAAGGTCGAAATCGAAACCAACGGCGGACGCCAGACGGTCAACGCCGTGAATGAAAGTGGCCTCTACGCCCTGATCTTCGGATCAAAGCTCGATACCGCCAAGCGCTTCAAGCGGTGGGTCACGTCAGAAGTCCTTCCGGCGATTCGCCGTACGGGACGATACGAAACAGCCCAGTCCGCGCAGATCTCGACTTCAGAGCAGTACGAGATCCGCAAGGCCATCAAGGCGCGCGCTAAGAACTCATCGGTTCACTATCAGACGGTCTACAACGCTCTTTACGACTACTTCAAGATCGCGAGCTACAAAGACCTAAGACACGATCAGATGAAGGCTGCACTCGCACTCATCGAGACATGCACACTTAAGCCGCAACTTCCGGCGCCGACGCTTGCGGAAGGCTCAGTCATCTTGTCCGCTCAAGAGGCCGAAGCCCTGCTCACATTCATCTATTACGTGAGATTTCTCTTTGCTGACGTCTTTGGAAAGCTTGACGGCCTTTTGCGCATAGTTGATTCGCCTTTGGCCGGAAGCTTTTGGGACGCTTTCCATGAAGTTTCTTGGGGTCGTATCCTAGAAATTCTTGCCAAGCACGGGCACGACATCAACGACATGCCCTGCTATCAGCACTGGTCTTCCTGCCAACCTAAGCGCAAAGCCGCGTAATCAACCACTTTTCTTAACAGGCCTCGGCACTCCCCTGCCGGGGCTTTTTTGACACACGCCTCCAGATCGAGTACTCTTCCCTTGCACCGTGAAAGCGACGGTGCCGGGCGTCGAAACCCGACTGATCTCAAGGCGCAAGAAAGCCGCCGACCGTTGGAAGCGGCTTTTTTTCTTAGGTGCCCAATTTTGGGCTTCTAGAGAAAATCACAGACTTGCGTGAAAGTCTCCTTTATGGGAGAGGCTCGCGGGCACCTTCGGGTGGCCGATACCTTGAGATCGGTTTTCGACCCCGCGATGCCTCGCCCACCACCGTCGAAAGTGGGAGCGAGGTTCTTAAACCTCTCAAGGAGACAAGCATGAACGCTGTCAAAACGCGCACCACTGCGCCCGCTATCACTGTCTGCAACGGCCTTGCTACCGTCCTTACGACGAACATCTCAGCCGTCTTTGAAAAGAATCATCGTCACGTCCTTCGCGACGTCGAAGACATTATCCAGCGCACGCCGGAAGATCGTCGCGGGAACTTCATCCCCGTAGAGCTTGAGCGCCCTTCCAACCTCGGAAAGGGCATCGTCAAGTACAAAGCGTATGCCCTCACGAAAGCAGGCTTCACCTTCCTCGCTATGGGCTTTACCGGTGAGAAAGCTGACAAGTTCAAGTGGGCTTATATCGATGAGTTCGACCGGATGGAAAAGGCGCTCTCAGGCGAGGGCGGCCCCGACTACATCGACGAAGCTCAACAGCGCGAGATCCAGAAAGCCGTCGGACGCCGTGCATCCGGAGCGCCGAAGAACTTCCGCGTGATCTACTCCGCCCTCAAGGACCATTTCCGCATCCCGCGGTACACCTGCCTGCAGAAGAAGGACTTCGAAGCCGCACTCGCTTTCATCCAGACAGTGCCCGTCAAAACCCGCGCTGAGTGGCTCAAGCACGAAGAGGAAGAGATCAAGCGCATCGAGGCTGCCACTTATCACGACGAGCCGATCCCGCCGAAGTACTACACCGTCAAGGCGCACTTCATGGAGGAACTACGTTCTCTCGTCTACACGTGGAGATACCTGCACCGAGCAAACCTTGAACGCTACGTCGAATTCCTGCGGAGCGTCGATTCGCCATACGCTGCATCCATGTGGGAAGCCGTTCACGACTTCAACTGGCCGAACCTTGAGTCCTCTCTCGACAAGATCGGATACAGCGTCAAGGAGCTCCCTTGCTACAAACACTGGCTGAGCCATCAGGCAGCGTAACTGACACACTTTTCTAACCTCAAGGCCTCGGAGAAATCCGGGGCCTTTTCTTTTGGAGATTCTCCTTGAAACCCAAAGACCTCAATGAGCGCCAGACGGCGTTCGCTCTTGCGCTTGCAAGGCTCATCAGCGATGAGAACTCAGAGCGAGAGTTCGCCGCGATGGATAACGGCACAGAGTTTTCGATCCTCATGGATATTGCGACGAAGCTCCCCGCAGACAGCGAAGAGTTTCAACTCACGGCTGGCCTCGCCGCCTATCACCTTTATATGGCCCATGAGCTCGGGGAAGTTCCCGAACACATGCGAGCCCGGTTCGAATCTTTCTTCAACAAAAAGGCAGCACACGCATGAATATTCATACTGCACTCACCATCGTCGACGGCCGCCCCGTCGTTTCCAGCCGCACCGTCGCGGAGTACTTCGGGAAAAGACATGACCACGTCTTACGAGACATCGAGGATCTGCTCAAGAAAGCTCCCGAACTCCGTGGCCCCAATTTTGGGGATACCTTTGAAATCAGGCACATAGGCAATACAGAGCGCAAAACCCCGGTTTACTACATGGATCGTAAAGGATTCTGCCTTCTCGCCATGGGCTTCACCGGCCCGAAGGCGCTTGAGTTCAAATGCGCTTTCTATGACGAGTTCACACGCATGGAAGATGAGCTATCGAAGAACTTCGTGAGCCGTATCCCCTGTATGAAGGACTATCTCAAGGCTTACGCCATCTATGAGCAGGGGAAAGCTATCGCAAGTCAAGCCGGGAAAACGCTCTCGCAGTGGGGCCGCATCAAGCAACCCACTGAAGCACAGCTCAGGATCATGGAAGACCAGATCCAGCTCTCGATCAAGTTTGAATCAGCTTCCTGAACCTCAGGCGGGGTGGCGCCCAAACCGCAAAAGTCATAGGCGATTCACTACTGGCAGTAAGCGAGAGTACCTGGCGCCCCATACGTCCGCCCGACCGAACCAGTCTGGCTTTTCTTTTGGAGAACCTCATGCCAATACTCGGCCAATACCTGATCGACCTGAGCGTGTCGGTCATGGTCGGCGGAAGCCTCGCCCTCTTTTTCCTCGCCGTATCTGTAGGCGTCTTGCTCATGGACGGCAGAGTGCCACCCCGCTGGCTCTGGATCGCCATCGCCGCCATCGTCATCCTGATGGCACTCATGCCCTCCCAGGAGACGGCAAGGCTCATCGCAGGAGCGGGGTCATGACGGATGAAGAGGAAAGCAGCATCATCGAAGGCTTCGCCACACTCGCCGCAGGCAGTTCCTATATAGGCGGCATGGCGGAAGAGACCTTCAAGCGCATCTTCCGCGGCCACGGCATCCCGAAGCCGCAACTGGCAGTACTGACCGATCCGCGTTTCAAACGCGACCCTTAGGTCAGAGGGTGGAATTCAAGATTCCGCCCTTCACTCTCTGAAAGGAACCATCATGAAAGATTCGACTGAACTCATCCCCATCGCCTCAAGCACTATCGGAGGCGCAGCCATCCAGACCGTCAACGCTCGCGACCTGCACGCTTTTCTCGGAGTCGGAAAGAAGTTTGCGTCATGGATCGTTGACCGCATAGAGCAATTCGGATTCATCGAAGGTGTTGATTTTATTGTTATTCCCGATTCCGGGAAAAACTCCGACGGCCGCCCAAAGAAGGAATACGCAGTCTCTATCGGTATGGCGAAGGAGCTTTGCATGGTAGAGCGCAACGCCAAGGGCAAGGAAGCGCGCCTCTATTTCATCGAGTGCGAGCGCCAGGCGAAGGCCGCCCAGCCGGCATTCGCGATCCCGCAGACCTACCCGGAAGCGCTGCGCCTCGCTGCCGATCTGGCCGACAAGAACGCTCAGCTCATCGCGCAAGCTGAGGCGAATGCGCCCAAAGTGGAATTCACCGAGGACGTGACGGCCAGCGGCAAGGAAATGACGATCACGGCAGCAGCCAAGACTCTCGGCATCGGCCCGAAGAAACTCTTTGACTGGCTCAGGCAGCACAAGTTCCTTTACTCGCAGTCCACTCAGGCCATGCAGACCGCGATCACCAGAGGCCTCATGGTCGTCCGCTTCGCCGACATTACGCGCACGGACGGCTCAAAAGAGAAGAAGGCACATGCCCACGTAACAGGCAAAGGACTTTTCTATTTCTATCAGGCACTCCGCAAGGAAGGCCTCATTGACCGCAACCCCATTCTGGAGCTCGCAGCATGAACAGAGACGACTTTTTCAACGAAGACGAACTCAAGGCCTTTTTCGGCTGCTCGCAGCGCACGATCTACCGATGGATAGCAGAGCAAGGCTTCCCGCGCGCAACGCGCGTGCTCGGGAAGCGCTTCTGGAAAAAGACCCGCGTCAGCGAGTGGGTGCGCCAACGCGAGGCGGCAGTCAATCGGAAATGTCCGGCAGGACAGCATCAGCCCACTGCTGCATGAGCTCGCGCCGAATGTCGAGAAGGTCGCTGCGCTGATACGCGCGCACGACCTTCGAGCCCGTCTCGTGCATCAGCGCCTTTTCGGCAGCAGACCAGTTCTGCCCAGTCTCTTCGCACCAGTCGCGGAAGGTCGAGCGGCACCCGTGCATTGTCACGTGCCGATCCATGAACTTGTTCAAAATTACGCCAGGCGTCTGAGCATTGATAGGACGCTCCGCTTCAGGGAGTTTGCGGCTGACCAGCCCCTTGAAGACATACCCCTGCATCTCAGGATTCGCGATCCTGCATCTCTCGAGTACCGCAATTGCCTGCCTCGACAGAGGCACGCGATGCGGATACTCCTGCCTCACTTTCATCCTCTCCGGAGGAACGCTGAAGATCTTCTCGTCCCAGTCAATTTCCTCCCATCTCGCATAGCAGAACTCTTTCGCCCGCAGTGCTGTCAGAATCCCAAAGATGATAGCCAGGTGCGAAACCGCCCCACGCTGCCAAAACACCCGGCAGACCTCCTGCGTCTCCTCAAGCGTCATCGCCTCGCGATGCTTCTTTTGGTAAACCTTACTAGGCGCGCCCAGCACCATGTCAAGGTTGCCTCGGTAAACCGCAGGGTTCGGGCCAGAGTAAAGCCCTTTGAAAATCGCGTAGGCAAAGACGCGCTCGAGCTTGCCCCTGAGCTTTGATGCCGTGTCGGTCTTCGTTGCCCAAAGCGGCTGAAGCACCGCAATGAGGTCATCGCGCGTGATCTCGCTGATAGGTTTCTTGCCGATCACCGGCGAGGCATACATCTCTATATTCCTGCGCCACTGCCACTTGTGCTTCTCGTTCTTCCACTGGCGCACCTGCTCAGTCGCATCGACGGCCTCAGGCCACACATCGTCAAAAGTGAGTTCGTCCTTGTCCTCGACAGCTACAGGCTGCCCCAGCACACCTCTCGGATCACGCCCCTCAGCAACGGCTTGCCTCATCGCCACGGTAACGGCTTTCGCTCTGCTCAGAGAGAAGGCCGGGAAAGCTCCGATCCCAATCTCTCTCCGCTTCCCGGCAGATTGATACTTGAAGAAGAAATAGCGGCCCTCGCCGCGAGCCCGGATATACAGTCCGGCATCGATCCTATGAATGCCCTCTGGCAGGGAGGCGATGGTCTTCTGAGTTACCTTGTCAGCCATGGTCTTCCATACACTTTTCCATACACCGCGACGGCCAAAGGCGACATCATGCGGCAAAGCATGGCAAAGTATGGCATGACAAGCGAGCGAACGCCCGTGATGATTAACGGAAATTTGCACTCATAGGCAAGCATTGTCATGATCTAGGCAAAGCCTGTCACCCCAGGATCATCTTTCGCCGCCTCCACCATCCTCCCTTGTGCCACAGGCAAAGGCAATGGATTGCGCGATTTTCCATACACTTTTCCATACACCGCGCAGAGACATGAAAGCCCCAAGCTCACGCTCGGGGCTTTTTCGTCAAGGGGTGAAAATGCTCAGCGCAGCGCCGCCAGCGCGTCCTTGTCTACCGCAAGCCTTTGAGCCAGTCCCGCGCCTCGCTCAAGAAGCGCTGCGCATCGTCCGACCAGCTCCGCACCTCGGGCATTTTTCACTTGGCCGCCGTCACTGCGTCGTGAACTCCGGCTGACTCTTGAAGTAGCTCTCGACCCTCTGCGAGAAGCTCGACACTTTCTCTGAGTAGGCCTTCGCACGCTGAGACTGCGGCGCGCTCAGCACCGCAGGCAGAGGCGCTGGCTCTTCGCTCACGTACCTCGGCGGCGCGGCGCACCCGTTCAGCATCAGCGCGAGCATCGGCAAGCTCACCGCGCAGGCCGGCAAGAGCGTCCAGCGCTTCAACCATCTTCGCATATTGCTTCCTCCCCATATCGGCACGGGCAACGGCCTCGGCTTCCCGAAGCTCCGCCGCGTCCTTTTCGTAAAGCGCGGCGGCATAGCGATAGCCGCCTCCGAAAGCCAGAAGCACCGCAAGCAGTGCGCCCGCGATCTTCAGATAGGTCACAGCCCGGCCTCCTTGAGGCCCACTTCCCACGCATCATCCGTGATCGCTTCAGCATCGACGCCGCACTCATGTCGGGCGATCGCCTTCGCGATGTCCAGATAGAGGAGCGGGTCGGCCTCGAAGTTCAGACCTTCATCCGGATCACGGCGGCAGGCCGTCGCGACATGAAGCACATATGAGGCCGTATCGTTTTCATTTTCCGGAGCCCATCGGGTGATGATTTTGCTCACGGTGTCGCATCCTCGCTTCTCTACGTAGGTGCGAAGGGTTTTCAGGAGCGCCCTCACACCAAAGTGCATTTCTGTAAATGTGCAGAAATTCTGATCATCCTGCACCGGAGCAAGTCCGAGCCAGTCTTCCCCGTGCCGGAGATTCCCCGGGTTGTTGTTCCGAATTCCTCGAGCGGTCATAGTCCCTCACTTCAGAGCATCACGCCAAATCTTCACGGCCTTCCCGGCGACGCACGCGACGACGGCAACACCGAAAGCGATGAGGACGACCAGGATGGCCGTCGCCTGCCATGTCAAATCATCTGCAGTCATGAGCTCTCCGATCTTCAAAGCATTTAAAATGTCTCCCATAGGCCCTCGAAACAATTGCCTATAAAAAAGCCGCCCGGTTCGCCTCCGAGCGGCTTTTGCGTATTCTGATTTTCATTTTTGTATGTACTGCATGACTATTGCCGTCACAACGGCGGCAATGATCGGGCTCAGTACTACCTTGAAGAACTCCCACATGCGACGCATCTTCTTTAGTCGCGCCTCCGCAAGTTCGATTTCTATGCGAGTTCGCTCTTCACTTCGAATACGCTCTTCCTCAAACTTGTTCATAAAACCTTCCAGGCGAGCTATGCGCTCTTCAGTGTTCATTGGTACAATCCTCTTGCTAATTCATGTTCGTAAAGAACAAAAAAGCCGCCCGGTTCGCTCCCGAGCGGCTTTTGCTATTTGGTCTTCTTGTCTTTCTCCTCATCATCAAGCCCGATCTGATCGAGCTTGGAGTCCACGGCATTCTCAAGGCGCTTCTCAAGCGACAAGAAAAGTTTCTTGAGGACTGGAGGCAGTGCATCTCCGAAACCCGCCCGCTCGATGTTTTCGACGATCGAGCCGAATTCGCCGCAGGCATAGGCGCAGAGCGTCACGCTTTGAAAAAGTGGCATGTCGTGGAGCACGAACCAGAAGCTCACGTCGATCCCGTGCGCAAGAGTGATGATGAAAAAGGCAAGTCCCTTCTTCGCCATCCCAAAGCTAAGGCGCTTTGAGCTGAAAGTCCCGGTCCGGCAGGCGGCCCATATCCCGGTGAGAAGGTCGGCCGCCATGAAGGCCAGATACCAATAGACCAAGGGGGCAACGCTCTCTAACGTCGCCCCCCAGATCACCCCCAATACCGCACCTATCTTTATCCACGCCGCCTCAGTCCCTACCGGTAGAAGCGAGTGCATTGCGTCACCCGAGCAGGATGCGGCCGTACCAGCCGACCGCAAGTCCGACGACGAGAGCAACGACCGAGATCGCGATCCACGCGGCTCTGACCTTGCGGCGCGTCTCGGTATCGAGCTGTGCCTTCTGGTCTTCAAGCCACGCCTGCGCCTTCTGGATCACTTCATCCGTTGCGCCGTTCACGTCGATACCGAGCTCCTTGAGCTTGGCGAGAACTTCTTCCTTAGTCATAATGACCTCATTATTGTTTGAAGGTTTTTAAGGGGTTGCAGTAGCAGGTGAGCTGATGCATCTCTTCTTTCAAGCCATCAAAGCTGAAGAGCTTCCATCCCATTGAAATGCGCAGGCACTTCGACGGCAGTAAGCTCCACTGCCGGATGACATAGAGGTGCCAGCAGACCAGCTTTTCGCCGTGATAGACGCGTTTAACCCAGTAGCCGGACCTTCCGTAAGGCTGATCCGAGACGCCCTCCTCGCCGAGCATTTCCAGCCGGTCTCCCGGATAGGTCTTCTGTCCGAGCACCGAGATATCGAAGCCGTAGCAGACGTTCCGGAGAAGCCACGCAACCCGTCGTCTGTAGGTGGCCCACGCCGAGGTACCCGGCCAGCGCTCCCAATGGCCTTTGTCGCCATCAAGAGGGTTGTCAGGCGTCTGAAACCACGAAAGCCACGAGGGCAGATAGCCGTCTGACTTCGCGAAGAACGGCAGGATCGGCGCGAGCAGCCTCCCAACGACCGCCATGACGAAGCTCAGCGGCAACAGACATATCCATTTCACATAGAGCATCAATTCCCCCATAAAAAAAGCCCGCGCATTGGCGGGCCTGAGCAGGCAGATAGCAAGAGGGGCCGAACTCCCGAAGAAGAACGACCCCTGCGGCTTAACGCCTCTTGCCGATCAGCCACGCCGCAATAATGACGGCAATGACGAGCCCATCAATATTGATGTCGCCCGTCACCACAACGATGTCGTGTGGCATAATCTGACACGAAGCAAGAGTGAAGGCATGCATAACCACCCCTTGCATCATTGACTCAGCCCGGTGTTAGCGCACTGGGCTTTGTCGCTTCTACACCCCTAGCGGGGGCCTATCCTCCGGCGATACGCCGGGAATTCCTTGCCTCGGCCGTCGGTAGGTGTGGATAGGCAGGAACAGGCTATGCGCCGCGTCCTTGCTTCATGCTGGCGGCGATTATACCTAGCCCCGCATGCTGGGCGGCAGTTGGGTCCGCTCTAGCTCACTCTCATAGCTCGTCCGGCAATGATTGCCATCGAAGAACAAGATCGCATCGATGAGCAAATACGGCCAATTTCGTTTCCCTTCTAGGTGCTGTCGCCATGCGTGCGCAGAGAGGCTCTCATCAGCCCACCCGCCCAGGAGAGCGTTGATGAGCTGATCAAAGGCGATGAGCACCTGCTTCAGATAGCGCCGCATCACTTCGTAGAGAAGTCAACCGGATGGAAGGCGATGACGATCTTTCCCAGCTCCTCTTTCGTCTTCGCCTTTTCAATCGCGTCGCGCAGCTTCCATTTTTCCTGATAGGCTGCCTGTCCGGCCTGAATAATTTCGAGCTGCAGAGCCTTGAGTTGGTCAAGACTGACTTGATGCCCAACGTTGTTGGCGTCCATGAAGATCAGACCGCCCCCGCTCTCCGTGTCCACGAAGGCGGCCGAAGATTCCGCCGCCGTGACTAGGCCGTTCACGTCCTGCATGGCGCGGGAGTCCGAGTCGGCTTCGAAGCCCAGAGAAGACTTTAGTGTCGCGCCGTCCTCATACCAAGACGTAAAGGCAGAGTCGAGGGCCCGCATCTTCTCGGAGCGCGCTTCCTCAACAGTCTGTTCCGGAATCTTTTCGATCGAGCGGGCATTCGTTTCCGGGTCTTGGACCAGGCGATAGGTCGTCGAGTTCTTCGTGAGCTCATCGAAAGCCGTGCGGAGTTTGTGAATTCTTTTCGTCTGTTTGTGATGATCGAGCACGATGCCGACGCATTCCTCGACTGTTTGCGGAATAGCTTCCGCCACCCAGCCATTTTTGTCGGCAGACAGCTTGAAAAAGTGCTTCACATCGTCTTCGGGGGCGGCGATGTCATAGCAGTCCGCGCCGAGCATCAGCGAGCCCTTCGCGTCGGCCATGCAGGCCACCATGCCATCAAAGTAGCCGTCCTCATCGACGTGCGGGATTTCTTTGATCTCATTGGGCTTCATGTCGAAAAACCTCTCTACAAGAAAAATTGCGGCCTTGCGACCGCGTGAAAAGCGATACACCGTGACCGATGGCCACGGCCTCACCCTTCGGGTTCACCCCTCGGGGGTCAAAAGTTGGTGTCTCCGCATTTCCTACGGAGGCAGGGTTACTGATCTGAGCCTCGGACGATGGTCCGAGGTCTCTCTGATGCAGGCCCGGCAACTGGCCCGCAGAAAGCGGAAGGAGTTGGGGCAGGAGCCGCCCCGTGGATACGTCCTTTCAGACGCCTTCCGCCTGTGGTGCAATCTCAAGCGCGGCAGAATCACCTCCTACATGGACGAAAAGCGCCGCCTTGAGCGTTATGTCATCTCCCC